GTGGCCCCTGTCGAAGGCGTAAGCAAGCCACACCCATGATGTGGCACAGGTCACGCATATTTGAGTTGACACTCTGACAGACGCTGCGCTAAGCTTGAGTCATCGGCAAGGGAACCAGCCCAAAGGCCAAACCAAAGACCGCCGTGAGGCGGGCAAATCCCTCGACCCGACTGATCTTGACTGTAAACTGAATGACGTGGAGGGCGTGGCTTGCACCACGTGGCGGGGTTGGCACCCCTGTCGAACGCTTCCACAGGCTAGGGCTTAGACGCACTGAGTAGCCGCTCACCGCGTCAAGCGCCTTAGAGCCGCGCCCCCTGTCGTTGCTAGCACATTCGACACAGGCAGGTGAAGGCAGGTTCGATTCCTGCCCGGCTCACGATGTGACGCACATCACGAAGCTTCCAGTTGACAGAGCGACAGACGCTCGTGTAAGCTGAAGCCACAACAAACCAAACGAGACCGAAAGGCCCAACCATGACACACCTGGTCAACCTCACCGACGAATACACCCACGTCCCCACCCTCACCCGCATCGCAGGCGACTACGACCGCTACAAGGAATGGTTCTCCCACGTACCAGGCTTCAACGCCTACGACGCAGCCAAGTGGGCACAGCGCGTCTGCCGAGGCCTCCACGGCGACCGCGTGGCACTGAGCCAGCTCGAAAACGCAGGGTTCGCCCTCACCGTCTACTGACCACCAACCAACGCCCGGCCCCGATCACAACCCACGCGGGGCCGGGCACCCCCAAGGAACACAACGATGAACATCGCCGCCATCGCAGCCACCGCCCTACTCGCCGCAGCACCTGTCGCCACCTACGCAACCGAAACCAACAACGACGGACTCACAGTAGAGTACGTGCCCCTCGACCAAGTACCCGACTGGTATACGACCAAGCCCTACATGCAGACCGGGGTATGCATGATCACTGAGCATGACATCACCTGTGCCACCGACACACAGTGGAAACGCATCACCTTCCACGACAGGTACACGCAGGCACTGTACAAGTTCATCCAACACCCTCGAAAGGAAGCGCCAATGTCGCACCTAACCACCCTCACCGACGTGTACGACGAAATCAAGACCGCCCTTGGCGAGCACGCCGACAACTTCAACATTGAAGGCATCGCCAACGACGCCTACATCTTCAACCCCGCAACCCAGACCTTCGACCCCTCCCCCGTGACCTCATTCTGGGCAGCTGTCGAAGCCAACGCCAACACCACGGAGGAATGAGCCGTGCGAGACACCCTCTACGCACGAGTGACCCGATGGACCGAGACACGTACGCCTAGCGGCAATTGGTCAACCCAGCGAACCGAGGACTTCAAGCCTCACGAGCTGTCGTGAGGCGACGCATGAGCTACTTCAAGCAGGGCTACCTGCCACGCCGCATCACCGTGCCGAGTCCCGACAAGCAGACACGTCGCGTGTACACGATTGAGTAGTCTCCAACAAGACATCCCCGCATCAATGGCGACAAAGCCGGGTTCAATCCCCGGGCGGGGAACGAAGCACCCTCAACAGGTGAGGGCGCTCAACCCAATACCGAAAGGTAGAATCATGTCGAAGACCTACAAGACCGATCCCTGGGACGTGAAGGAAGCGCGTGGTGTCGCGTGGCACCCCCGAGAGCTGCGCAGGGAGCGCTCCCTGTACACCCGTCACACCCGGGACCTGAGCAAGCGTATCCGTGCTCGCGAGCGCCGGGAGATGGAGCGGATTACCCGGGACCTTGACGCTTGGGAGTCCTACTACCCGACCGGGGCAACACTCCGTGAGTTCGAGACCGCTACGAACAAGGATGGGTGGCAGTACTGATGGCAACCATCAAGGCAACGCTTCAGAACCTGAAGAATAACGGCCCCGGCTACTACCCCTGCCTTGTCGGTGGAAAGCTTCACATCAACCGGGATGAGAACTTGTACATGCTCGTGCGCAATGACACCCACGAGACCCTGTGCCAGTGGAATAAGCACACGGGCATCGTGTGGGTTCTCGGGGAACTCGCTTGGCATGAGAAGAGCGTCATTAACCAGATCATTGAGGTATGGCGGCCCTGGTACAGGGTTGACTGGGAGACCTGGGAGGTCACTCACCGCCGGGCATACAAGACCCTACTCCCCTTGAAGAGTCTGTGAGCCGACATGACGATTCGGGACACCCTACAAAGCGCCTATCCTGACTCCCAGTTCATGGGGACGCGACGCCTCGGATCCAAGTACACGCTGTGTCGTGGGATGAATGGGTTTTTTATTCAGAACCAGCTCACCGGCACAGTTGTGTGCACTTGGGATACGGACGGCGTCTTGTACGCTAATTCCTCGGGGCTGTCGCCATACGAAAAGCGGCTTGTCAGCATGGTCTTGCGGATATGGCGAGATGCGCCACCCATCAAGTGGGACATATGGGAAGCACACGCTGTCCGCATGCACGACAGGTGGGGGCGTGAATTTGCCCTCGTGAGCAAGCCCTGAGAAAGGGTATCCCGGCCCTGTCGGTAGGTAAATGTGGGTTCGACTCCCACGCCGGGAACGACAATACAGGTCAACAGAAAGGGACACAAATGCCTACTACAGTCCTATTCGACAGCGCCACACCTCATGAGCGGATCGTTGGTTGTCAGGGGGTGAGCCTGTGATGAATGACTACCTGAAGACAATCATCAAAGCCCAGTCCCTCGTCAAGCAGCTTCTGAACGACCCCGCATTCGGCAAGTTCACACTCGGGGACATTACGATTAGCAAGCCAGAAGACCTAGACAAAAACTTCAATCTCGGTACACTCATTACGATCGGTGTTTCGGAGTGGTTCCTCACCACTAATTCGTATAACGCTATCTGGCAGAACTATTCACAGGGTGTCGTCTTGGACAGTGAAGGCATGTATCTCCTTATACTGAAGGCCCGTGAGGAAGATAGGTCTGTAGAGCTTCTACACAAAGGAGCGTGACATGACATCTCTGAATGCTTACAGTCGCAAGCTTGACAATCTTCGAGAGACTGCTGCGTTTCTTAAGGATGCCGACAAGGTGAGACTCAAGAGACCTCAAGGGACTTTCATCCCAATCCGAAAACCATCAGACCTGCTTCTGATGCCGGGGACTGTCATAGTCTGTTACTCCTCGGTAAGGGTGTTCATGCTTCGTGAAGATGGCCTTTGGTATCGCGACTGTATTCACAGCCGTAATGGTGGCGTCTACACATGCGATGAGCTGTTCACATACCTGAAAGGCTCATCGCAGCCCTTTGAGATTATCCACGAATAATCTCATCCCTGCCCTCGTTTGGGAGGCTCGCTAGGTTCGATTCCTAGGCAGGGAGCGACAGAAAACAAACGAGACCGAAAGGTAGAACAATGCTGTCAACAGTTTATGCACAGAGAGTTCTGGGCAATGATCCGTCAATCAAATTCGCTGCGGATGTTCTGGGTGGCCCTGTCGATATCTGGGATGAGACATGCACCGCCATCAATGGCTGGTGTAGCAACGAAACTGTCTACAAGGCATGGGACGCTATGGGGCGTCCCGATACAGAGGATTTCATGTCACCTGACTATGACACCTTCACTGATCCTGAACGGCGGCGTGACGCCATTGCAGATGCACGTATTAGTGCTATTGCAACGATTATTGAAGATCGGCTGTATGGTCTGATCCTTGACATGATTTCCAGTGGCAAGCTCAAGGTTGTACCTGCCAGCCTTGTCGAAGGCCCTGAAGACCCCCACGGTGTCGGCTGGGTTGAAGGCGGGATCCCCGGGATTATTGAATGCGACTGCTACATCATGGAAGGTGATGAGAAATGATCCCTCCCTACCCTCCGGAGCCTCGTTACGGGGATGCGTGGAAGAATCTGAAAGACGCCATGTATGAACAGATTGGAAAGGGAATGAACGAAGATGCTTAACTGGTATGGTTTTCGTAATTCTTGGCTCCGTGTGGGCTGGGTTCTACTATGCAATGCTGATGGGGGCTGGTGACAACATGTGGGAAGAATTGATTGAAATGATTACTAAGCAGGATGAGTTCCGTTCCTACCTCGACAAGTTGCAATTGTCTGTTGCAGGGTATGTCAAGGATGATACGGGCTGGGACCTGACAGTTATTAACCCGTGGTTTGTTGAACGAGGGTACGAGTTCGTCGGCTACTTGGACCTGTTCAGTGAAAACGAGCCATCTGGCATCTTCGTCGCTGTCGAAGGTCTCGTATGGCGGTGCAACACCAACATAGCCGACAACCAACTGTACTGGTATTTCGAGACCGAGGCGAGCGAAGCCATCAGCCTTGATGACATGTGTTTCGTGCATGGCTGGGCACATCAGTTCATCTGGGATTCAGAAGATAAGAAATGTTACACCGTGAACATTGCGGAATGAAAGGAACAAGAATGTACGGAAAGATTGACCCTGAACTGCTTGTCGATTGGGAGCTGCGAAAGACATATAGCCCTGAAGAGCTTGGGATTGAACCAGACTTATGGGATTACGTCAAGAAAGATGGTTCCCTCATGACTCTCGAAAGCCTTGAGGATGCTTGCGTGCATGTGTTCGACAAAGCGAATAAGCCTAGTCTCATCTTTGGGAAGGTCTACACTGCGAGTCAGGTTGCACGCGAAGTCGCGTGGGACGATTGGAACGACTATGTGAAAGACACACTGTCAACTATGTGTGTCGAAGGCATTATCCGTCGGATTAACTGAAAGGAAGCCAACAATGAACACTGAAGCACTCGTTGCAAAGATTATCAAGCTCAATACTGAGATTGCTGAGCTGACTGAGGTCCGTGACGGCCTGAAGCGGGAGCTGTGCGCAGGCTTCCAACCCGGCGACAAGATCACAGTAGGCGACACGTCCGTGTCGTTCATGGTGCGACGCACAGTTAACCCGGCGGCGGTTGAGAAGATGGCAGCTTTCAAGAAGCTGCCCAAGGCAGTGCGCGAGGCTTGCTACGACAAGCCGAAGTTGAACACGCGTAAGCTTGCAAGTCTGGGTCTGATTGACCTGGAACCTGCCACCAATGTGTCGGAGGTCTACGCGACGTTCCGATGAAATGGAAGACATACGGCACGGGTAGTGGCTACACTATTGAACAGGTGGAAGCCACTGCCCATGCCCTGGAAGACAGTGAGCTTGTCGAGTATTCAACTCAGTGGCTTGAATCTGTTCGACAGATGAGAGCGGCTGAAATCATTCACAAAACCATAGGAACAGGGACAGAAATCGAATTGCCTAACGGCATCAGTATCTACATTGAAGGGAGATAAGAATGCTAGAGGATTGGGTGGAAGGGTCTACTGTTAAGCTAGAAGAGTTTAAGGAAGACGTCTTCTACGAGCTGTACCATAATGGTGAGTTCAAACCTGACACTGACTGGGAGACCCTGCATGATGACTGGATTCGTGGCCTCGGCTTCACTCAGTGGTGGAATGAGATGCTTCCCACCATCGGCTGTGTAGGGTATGCATGCCAGAACGGGCGCTTCCTCTGGGTAAAGGATTGGACAACCCTCGTGGTGATTCCCGGCGTGCACGAACTACCAACATCCGACATCAAGGCAACATTCAATGAGGATAGCCTTGAAGAAATTGAATACGCAGAAGGTGTCGTTAAGGATCGCATCTTCTATGCAGAAATTATTGCAACAGAAAGGAACTGACATGTCTCTAGATGAAATCACTACAAAGTACCAGCAGGTTTGTGTCAAGGCTGTCGAAGCTGCTATCCGACGGGTGGCTGCAAAGCATGACATTAACGAGCTTGTTGACCAGGGATTCTACGTAGCAACCTACCTGTATGATGGAACTGACCTGACCATTTGTGCTGAGGTTGGGCGTGACGGGTATTGGGGCGTTGAACGCCCTGAGACGGATGTGTCGTCCATCAATGAGGATCTACAGTTTGCCTTGGATAAGCTCGGACTAGATGTCATCCTTAATGCCATGCTCACACAAGATATGGAATCCACTGAACAGGTTGTTTTCTGGGAGCTGGGCTAATGAACATTGATTGGACCAAGTAGCAGAGAACGGGGTCATCATGTGTGACCCCAAATACACACTCATTGACTTCGAGACAGAGTATGAGCTTACTGAAGACGAAGTGAAGTCACTGGAATATGCAGAAGGCATTGTCAAGGATGGTGTCTTTTATGCGGCCTCAGCAAGAATTGAAGGAGGATACTACAATGCAGACTGATTACTCGGAGATTTGTTAAATGACATTCACCCCCCGCCTCTACCAGTCCCGAGTATTGGAAGGGCTAGCAAACTCTAAAACACCCTTCACGGGACTGGTAGGGGCCGGCCTCGGAACAGGCAAGACCGCTGTGTCGGTGTGGAATGCCATGAACGCATTCGGGGATACAATCAAGGATCAAATCATCCTCGTGGTTGCACCTGTCCGCACTGAGTCAGGATGGCGCAAGCACTGGAAAATGCTCGCAGGTCTCGACATGGTCACCCTGTCAGGGAAGAAAACTAAGGCTGCCCTGCGAGTATGGGACAACCTTGAAGCCCACAAACCAGGTGTCTACTTTATTACCTGGGAGCTAATGCGCTCACGTAACAAGGAAAAGCGCTGGGACGGTAAGGCTAAGAAGATGATCTACAAAGCTATGCGCAAGCCATTCTACGGTGTCGAGTTCGGCATGCTCATTGCCGACGAATGGCACCGCGCGTGCAACCATTCTTCCCTGAACTTCGCTGTCGCACGAAACATTCAAGCCAAGTACCGGCTCGCCTTGAGTGCGACACCAGCGGGGAATAAGCCCTGTAATATCTGGGCGGCCCTCAAGTTCCTATGGCCTAACCACTATGGTGGCTACTGGGACTTCTGTGCCAAGTTTTTCACGGAAGAGTTCAATGCCTTTAGCTCTTTCGGGAAGACTTATACGAGCGAGAAGCATCCTGGTATGGTGCGCCGTGGTGCACCCTCGTACCATGAGGTGTCTCAGGCTGAGGCAAACCCAGAGCTACCCGGCGTGATTATTCACCGTGTCGAAGTGGAATTGTCTCGCACACAACGCAAGCTGTACAACGACCTGGAAGACAAGGCGTTGACATTCCTGGGAGACAAACCACTTGCGTTGAGTATTCCCATGGAGCTTGACCTGAGGCTTCGACAGATGACACTGGGAGTGCCCTCATTTAACGAGGACGGGACTGTCGATTACCACGAGGATTGTAAGTCCTCAAAGCTAGACGCGATGATGGACGTCATTGCTGATCTTCCCGAGGACGATCCTGTCGTTGTGTGGGTACACTCCCAGAAGTTCATCAAGGCAGTGTTGCACCGTCTGCACAAGGCCGGCATTTCCTGCCTTGAAGTCTCCGGTAAGTCCCGTGGGGACTTCCATGCTCTGATTGACGGGACAGTCCGTGTCATTGTCGCTCAGCATGAGGCTATGAGTGAGGGTGTCGATGGGCTCCAAGACGTGTGTCATACGGAAATTTGGCTGAGCCAGTCGAACAGCTTGGTCATTAACGAACAGGCAACGGGACGCCTTAATCGACAGGGGCAAAAGACGGCTGTCAACCGTTTCCTGATTCAAGCTACCGACACGGTGGATGACCGTGTGCTAGGCCGCTTGCAGGAACGGTTTGACAGACTGAAGGCCAGCGGCCTAATTTAGGAAAGAAACAACAACAACCGAAAGGAAACTACTATGCATGACTACTACCGCGATTGCACTAACGAACTAAAGTGCAGTTGGAATGAACGCAAGCGCCGCTCGTTCATTCCTATCATGTTCTGTATTGCTCTTACCGTGACGGGCCTCTGGTTCCCGTCGTGGAACATGTACATCGTGATTGCTTGTGCCATCTACCTTGCAGGGCTGGTAGCAATCTCCCTTATGATCATGATTCTGTTCGTGATCATTTGGGCACTCACCCGCTTTATGATGAAGGGAGAAAACTGACATGCAGATTGTAGAGTGCAATCACAAAACGGTCGCTAAGCTTCTGAAGAAGAGCGTGGAAAAGTTCTGGCTAGACAACAGCAGGGACGCATATATTCAGTTCACCGATGGAAGTGTCGTCTGCGTTCATGCGCTTGATTACAAGTGGGAGACCTATGTGGCATTGGATGGTCGGAAAGAAACTGAAGCCGCTAGCAATAGGACCTCATTCAACGACAGCCAGGATGTTCACCTGTGGTATACCCCGCAGGGTGATGAACACCCGTTCACAGCACGAACAGTGTCAATCGACTTCGATGCTGTCAGGTACTACATTAGCGACAGGATTCAGTCCCCAATTCGACACTATACCCCGATTGTTGAATTTCATTATTACGAAAAGGGAGAGACATGGGAGTAAGCATCAAGGAAATCTATAGCCCCATCCTTGGCTACGGTTGGGAGGATTTGCCGTCTGACTACATCAAGCGGAGATATCTTCCTGTCGAAGATGGCATTGTCACCACACCAAGCGGGACAAAACTTGGGACAGCTTTCCTAGCAAGTGGAGAGCTTCGTCTGATCAACACATCTGGCACAGTGTGTGCACAGTGGTGGACAGGTGACAACGAGATGGCTGTCGTTGACCCTTTCAACAACCAGGTCTTCACCGTGCCAACACTGACTGACCTGAAGTGTAACGCACGAGAGCTGGTGTCGAAGAGCATTGACCTCGACGCCGCAAAGCCTCTTGACCTGTCACTCATGTGGGTGGATCATGACCGAAACGAGGTAGGGTTCTACAGGGATGACTTCCCTGAGAACATTTGTCCCTACTCGGCACGGCTGAGTGGAATGAGTCTGCTTGCGCTTAAGGAGGATGAAGACGGCAACATGGTCGTTCTGAAGACTTCTGCACTTGCAAGGCTCATGAGGTATTTGAGTGGAAACACTCTCGCATTCCTTGATTACAAGTGGTCACGAGTCCCGAAGATCATTGACCCCCGTCTGGGAGTCACCGACTTCGGATACAAGGTTCTCGGATGGGCAGCTACTATGTCACCGGAGCATAAGGAGATTCTTTCCAAGTGAGAGAGTACATTAAGGCAGCGCGGGACGAGGCTAAGAAGTCTCGTTGTGACCGTGCGCATGTCGGGTGTGTGATCGTTGACCGTGCGACCGGCCAGGTGGTGTCGAGTGCTTTTAACGAGACGCCACCTGGCCTTGAGCCGTGCGACACAGGGGGTCACCGCATTGTCGATGACCACTGCGTCAACACTGTGCACGCGGAACGCGGTGCCATCCGCAAGATGACAGAACATGGGAGTGAATACACGCTGTACGTAACTCACTACCCCTGTCGAGGATGCGCGCACCTCATCTCATCGTGCCCTGAGATTGTCGAGGTGGTCTACCTCAGTGACTACAACAACTCTAGCGAGGCAACTGCTCTCCTCATGGGACTGTCGAAGGGAGTTCATCATGTCGAAGGATAAGCTGGTTATCCAGGTTCCACCTGGGTTCCTGTTTACCTCTGTCGAACAGGACAAAATTCGCAAGACAAGGTGGGAGGTTAAGGCTGGCTCAGATCAGATCGTGCGCCACGCTTCGTGTGTCCCGTTGTTTGGGACACGGGAGCTGTGGAAGGTTGTTGATGAAGGCGACTTTCTGGTTTTCATTAAATCGCCTCTAGATGACCTGCATCAATTTGCGTGGAACCTATACATCATGAAGGAAGAGCAGTACAAGGAGTGGGCTTCTCATGAGTGACATCTACGATCAGCTGATTCGGGAACTGTCGAAGCCCTCGCCGCGTGACAGGCAACGTAAGGTCGGCCCGTCTGAATTGGGAGACCTTTGTGAGCGCTGTCTTGCAGAGAAGCTGCTCGGCATCCACGAGGATGAGAACAACCACCCCCTCGCGCCGATGATCGGCACGGCCTTCCACCTCTACCTAGAGAACGTCATTAGCCTCAAGGGTTACCTCAAGGAGACTAAGGTAACTGTCGGCACCATCGATGGGTACGGAGACATCTCTGGTACCTGTGATGGCTTCGACGTGGCGACAGGGCATGTCGTTGACTACAAAGTGCTGTCGAAAAAGAAGATCAAGGCCTTCTCGTCAGCAACCTTCTTCAATGAACATCAAGAGCCAGAGTTCTACTCGGACTCTCGCACTGAACTACAACTCAAGAAGTACTTCTATCAAATGATGCTGTACGGTTTGGGCATGGAGAACGCTGGTTACGAGGTGAACTACTGCTCGCTTGTCCTCTTCCCAAGGGACTGCACCATTGAAAGTGTGTTACAGGCTAGTCATGAGCTATGCTTCAAGTACGACAGGGCAGCAGCTCATGCCGTCCTCGAACGAGCCAGCCAAATCTTCCAGTGGGCCGATGAAAATCGGGACAACATTAGGGAACTCGACAGCCATCCCGGCTGTTACTACTGCGCTTTTAAGCGGTAGAGAAGAAAGGAGAAACATGGGAAAGTTTGATAGCTTCCTGACAGGCCTCGACATTGAGGTTTCAGACCCCCGCAAGGATGTTCCTAAGCTGAAGGTTCTACTCTATGGGCCTTCAGGTACGGGGAAGACTTCGCTTGCTTCGACAGCCAGCACTGTCGAAGAGCTTAGTCCCGTCCTGTACGTTGACTTGGAGCGGGGCACTGCGCCCGCTGCTAAGTATGGCGACTTGGACAACATGCTCGTTGTGCAGCCCGCGACATACAAGGAGTTCGCAGACCTGCTCGTCAGGATTGGTGAGGCCAAGGATAAGCCCTTCAAGACGGTTATTATCGACACGGTTGACCGACTTCAGGAACTTGTTAAACTCCACTTCTCAGCGATCAATCCGAAGGATACCTTTGCGATGTGGGCGGCGGCATACGACAGGGTACTGGACCTTGTGAACATGATCGCCTTCGATATGTCTCTGAATATCATCTGTATCACCCACGAGTCACGAGAAATTGTGGAGACGGAACGCCTCTCCCAGATCGCGCCTGACTTCGAAGGTAAGAAGAGCTTCAAGAAGCTTCCTTCCATCTTCGACCTGATTGGTCGTATGACGTGGGAGGATGTGGGAGACAATGAGGAAGAGAACCTTGTTGTCGTCCTGAACGTCAAGTCGCCGTCTAGTATCCTGACTAAGACACGCTTCGACAACATGCCACCGATGATTGGAAACCCAACCATGTCGAAGATTATGCACTGGGTTCATGAGCATTACGATACGAAGGCGAAGGATGGCGATTGAGTACCTGTCGATCACTGACGTGGTTGAAAAAACGAGTGTCAAACGTACGACAATCTTGTATCGTATCCATGAGGACGCTAAGGGGTTCCCACAGCCGGATGCTATCATTCGACACGACAAGCTAGTCACCTACGGGTGGCTGCCTGAAACTATCAACAACTACATGAAGGAGAACAACAATGATTGATTTCGATGCACTGATGAGCCTGGACGTTGCCGAGTCCATGTCTTTCGAACCTCTGCCCAAGGGGCAGTACAAGGTGACCGTTGATGCCTGTGAGCTGGGTGAATCCAAGAAGGGCAACCCCATGTACACAGTCGATTTCGTGGTCACAGAAGGCGAGCACGCGGCGCGCCAGATTCGTTACTGGCTGGTCATGGTCACTAAAAATGGTCTGCACTGGGACCTCCCCAAGTTCTGCACTGCGTCGGGTAATCCCTGGCCTACCGAGCGCACGGAACGCACCACTGACTACTACTACCAGGTTGCTCTCGACATCGTTGGCAAGACGGCGACCATCACCCTTGATGTCGAAGAGTCCGAGTACAACGGTGAGACCCGCAAGCGCAACAATATCAAGAAGGTCGAATGGGACGATGTGAAGCCGAAGAAGTCTAAGGCTTCCAAGATCGAACTCTGACCATCAACTAACTAGGCGGGGCTGTACTTCGACAAGAGGTGCAGCCCCGCCTTACAATAGGCAGATACGAAAGGAGAGACATGAACCTCACAGAGTTTTTTCAGGCAGTCTTCCCAGACAGTGAAGGCTGGACTCCCATCATCCTTAAAGGCCCTATGGGTGGGCTCACAAACTTCCGCTGGTTCAACCTGCCCGCACAACTCGACAAGATGGTGGCTTACACCAAGGCACATGCTGACCTTGATGTGTACTACTCGCCTTTCCTGTACACGAAGCCCCCGGCACTGTCGAACACCCGCCACGCGGCCAAGGATAATGTCATCAAGGCGGCGTGCGTGTGGTCAGATGGCGATGACTGCCCCATCGACAAACTGAGGATCAAGCCGTCTATCCTCGTTCAGACCAGTGAGAAGCACTGGCAGGGATACTGGCTGCTTGATGACGCCAAGGACCTGTCGAACGACATGCTGGAAGCACTCTCGCGAGCGCTCTATGAGGATCACCGCAACGACGGCATGGATCGCGGCTGGCCCCTGTCGAAGAAGCTTAGGGTCCCGTTCACGCACAACTGCAAGCGAATGGACCCGTGGGAAATCACACTCACCACCAGCGATGAGAAGATCACTGCTGCTGAGTTCGCAGCCGAGTACCCCCCTGTCGAGCGAATGGGTATCGAGGAAGAAGACTTCCCCACTGACATCCCCACCATGTACGAAGTCCTCGGCATGGTCAACCGCTCGTACATTACAGACCTGGCTACAGATGACGTGTTCGTTGACGAGGAAGACCGCTCCTCGAAAATGTATCACCTCGAATGTACACTCTGGGAGGAAGGCTGCTCGATTGTCGAAGCCTTCGCCGTCGTGCGCGGGACGGAGTTCAACAAGTTCGCTATGGACGGGAGAGGCGACGGCTACCTGTGGAAGCAGATCAACCGGGATCATGCCCGATGGAAGGCACAGCACAACGGGCCATCTGAGAAGGAGCTGGAAGCTGCTACCAAGGTCGGCTCCTCGTATCTTCTAAGTGAAGCACGGGAGCTAACCCTTCAGAATGTGAACTTCCTGCATGAGAACGAGCAGGAACCAATGGGTCTCTTTGTCGATCAGTTCGCCGTGTGGGCTGCAACGAAGTCAGCAATGGCACCCAAGCAATTCCACTATGCGGGCGCTCTCGCCATCCTCTCCTCAGTGTTTGCGAAGTATGCTCTCATCTCCATCAACGTCCAGATAATGCCATTGAACCTATACTTCCTGGTACTGGGACGCACCACCCAGTCCCGCAAGTCAACATCACTGCGCCTCGCAGAAGGCATTATGCGGGACGTTGCTGTTGGTGTTGGTAAGGGGGCAGACGCCTTCATTGCACCGGAGGATTCGACAGGCGAGGCACTGTCGGCATACCTTCGTACCAAGCCGAAGGAGTCTGGCCTGTACGCAATTGACGAGGTGCAGGATTTTTTCGCACACGCTGCACAAAGGGGCAGCTACATGTCCTCCATGATGCCCTTCCTCACCAAGAGCTACGACGGGAAAATCCCCGCTGTCGCACGTAAAGACAAAGGCGGTAAGGTCTCCTACCAGACAGTGACACCGTACTACATGACGTTCTACGGGACAGGTATTCTTGATCAGTCTGCGAAGCACCTGACGAAAGAACGAGTTGAGTCTGGCTTTACACCGCGCTGCCTTGTTGTTGTCGATGAACGGGACCACTACATCACGTCTTCACAGGATGTGAAGCTTGTTGCTGTTAATCCTTCGACAGGCAAGATTGCCGACAAGCAGCGTGACTTCATGCTGTCGAACCTCATCAAGGCAACGACTAAGTTCGACACACACTTCAGCGCACGCCAGTCCAGGTCCCTACCACATGAGGAAGTTCGCATCCCTGTCGAGTTTGAGCCGGGCGTGTTTGATCGGTGGATCGAGTTCTCTGAGGAAGCCAAAGTGATGGCTGCACAACATGTCCTAAGTAGCCGTGAGCTGTTCCCTGGCACCGAGCGTATGACGTTCTCTGTCTTGCGTATCGCTGCCCTGCTTGCCATGTACAACGGCCCTAATGCTCATGGCGGTGTCGTTGTCACGATGCGACACATGCTCAAGGCCATTGCCTTAGCACCCATCTGGATGTCGTCGAACGAGGTGTTTATTCACCACGTCAAGAACTCCAACTTCAGCAACAAGGTGGATAAGTTTATTAGCTTCATTGCTCGCTCGGATAATGGCCTTGTGCCGATCCCGAAGATTCTTCTGAAGTTCCAGTCTGAAATCAACGGAATGAAGGAGCTGAAAGAAATCATCACGTATGCTCAGGCGCGTGGTGTCGTCCAGGAAGTTATTCAAGGGAAAAAGAATAGTGATCGTTTCATCAAATACATAGGGGGCCAGGTGTGAAGATTCTGACTAACAGCGTAGACAAGCTGCCTGTGCTTGTCTCAGTTCTGCTAAAGAGGGCTAGGGCTGTCTCAGGCCTTCCTGCTGGCACACCTATCGAAGTCGTTGATGATCCCAAAGCCAAGGACATCGCAATCACTCTCGGCACTGTGAAGGGCTATAAGGGCGACGCATACAAGACGCTCTCGCCTAAGCAGATCGTCACCAACCCACAAGCAATCCTGTTCCTTGCTCAGGCGCTTCAGTACGGCTACCTTGGCCCTATCGATCCTGGCCTGGAACTCGGTAAGGACTGGGTGATCTGGGAGGGCCAGGACATCTCCTTCAAGAAGGGGAGCGTCATTGCCCTCGACATCGAGTCCGCTGGTGACATCGACAACGACACATTCGCGGCTGGTCGCATCCTATCGGTTGCCTTGTGGAATGGAAAGTTCGGTGTGGTGATCCCTGAGGAGCTTGCTGAGACTCCCGAGTCTGCTGAGCTGATTGAGCGCCTGTGTCGGGACTGCATTGTCGTCTGTCATAATGGCACGTTCGACATGCCCTACCTGTCGAAGCGGCTTGGCATCAATGTGTATCACCATGAGGACACGCTGCTGATGCACTTCGTGCTCGACAACCTAGCAGGTGAGCATGGCCTGAAGCCTCTTGCTCGTCGCTGGTTGCGTGCTGCTGACTGGGACTCCGATGCGAAGTCGTACCTGAAGCATGGTGCATACTTTGAGAACATTCCTCGTGAAAAGCTCTACAAGTACAACCTTTTCGACACGGTATACACCTACAAGCTGTACGAGTACTTCCTGCCGCTCCTGAAGAACAGTGGAAAGTACGACTATTACCGCTATCGTATGCAGGTCACCAAGGTTCTCAACGACGTGCAGATGAATGGTGTTGCAGTCTCACTCGATGCTCTTGACGAGCTTGAAAAGAAGTACCAAGAACAGTGCGACAAGACGCTTGTGACGCTACGTGAACACGCAGGCGAGCACTTCAACCCTCAGTCACCGAAGCAGATCAAGGACTACTTCACTTCTAAAGGTGTATCGTCCCCGTCGTTCGACTCAGATCACCTGAAGAAGCTACGGCGTGAAGGAAGGGAGACCGAGTTTATCGACGCTCTCCTGGAATACCGCTATGCGGCTAAGGTGATCGGGAGCTTCATTGCTAACGTGCGACGTAAGACTGGCGAGGATGGCCGTATCCACCCGTACTACTTGCCTCATGGGGCTAAGACGGGGCGTCTGTCGGCTAAAGGGCCGGCCATTCAGACGATGGGTCGTGATAGTGGTATCAAGCGTGCTCTTGTTGCTGAGCCAGGCTATAAGATCATCTCGTGTGACTACTCGCAGGCTGAGCTACGTACTGTCGCTGAGCTTGCAGACGACGAGGCCATGATTGCTGCCTTCCAGCCGGGTGCGCCTGATTTCTTCGATGATCTGATGACGAAGATCTGGCCAGAAGAGTTCCCGACAATCGAAGCGTATGAGGATTTCAAGCACGAACAGCCAAAGACCGCAAAGAACCGACGCGCACTGGTAAAGAGTGTAGTGTACGGGTGTGTTCCGCTGAGCTACCCGATTCTCACAGCAGAGGGATGGAAGTCAGTAGATGATCTCGTTGAAGGTGAACTCGTGTACGTAGCAGACGCAACCACAGGTCAGCTGGTAACGACACCACTACGTAAGATCAACCGTTACAGCAACGCACCTGTGAACACTTACTCGACTCGTGGTTTTAACGTGACAACAACATCTAATCACAAGTGGGTTGTCAGTAAGCGCAGAAGGGGTAAGGGTGATGAGATTGCTCTGATTGAAGCCAAGGACATCAAGCACGACGACAAGATCATGCTTGCGTACCCCTACCTGTCGAACCACGACGATGGCTACACGGATGAGGAAGTGCAACTTATTGCGTGGGTCGTTTCGGATGGCTACTTGCACCGCTCTAACACCAACCATGAGATCAGAGGTATTTTGATGCAGGCAAAGCCGAAGTATGTCGAAGAGATCAAAAAGCTGATGACTAATTTCAGCCATTCAGTTGATAAGCGTCCTGGTGTAAACTACGAGACTGCTTACACCTGGCGTGTCCACGCTGATGACGCTCGCCGTGTGTGGGACAAGTCTGGAATCGGTGACGAAAAAGAAAATCTCTGCCAGTGGGTGCTGTCTCTTAACGCAAGGCATCTCGAAATGTTTGTGGATATTTTCAACAAAGCTGAGGGATACTTTGACAATGGGACTTGGGTTGTGACGCAGAAGCATGGATACACTGCTGACGCATATCGTCTCGCAGCGTTCTTGTGTGGAAAGTACGTCACATCGAGTGAATATAAGGAGGGTGGCATGAGCAAGTATCGTGTACGTAAGAAGTCTTTTGTCACGGCTCAGAAGTTGGTTGTTAAAGACGGTGGTACAACTGATGTTTGGTGCCCTACGACTGACTACGGAACGTGGGTGACACAAGACGAGAACGGCTCAATCATCGTTACTGGCAACTCGAACTACGGTCGTGGTGTCCCGGCCATTGCGACCGCACTAGAAATGCCCGTCGACAACGCACAGTACGTCTACGATCAGTACATGGGTTCTTACGCGGGACTCCGAGACTGGCAGGAACGAGTTAAGCACAGTGTCGGACGAAAGGAAGAGGACTACGAACGAGAAACCAAGTTCAGGCTCACGTTCAACCCACTGTTTGTGTCGGACACCAACTACAACTCGACACAGAACGAAGCACTAGCCTTCGTTCCACAATCAACGGCAAACGACATCTGCCTCCACGCAGCAATCGAAGTAAACAAGAAGGTGGGCCAATACGGCGCGAAGATCGTAGGCCTAGTCCACGACGCCATCTACGTCGAATGCCCCGAAGAAACCATCAAAGAATGTGGGACCATGATGGAGAATGAAATGTCCAAGGCCGCGACACTCGTCTTCAACCGCGTGCCCTTCGTGGCAGAAGCAGAGGTTGGCAATAATTGGGAGGAAGTATGATCGACATCCACGCCTACGAGCAAGCGCCTTGTGTCGGAGTACCTGTCGAGCTTTTCTTTGACTCAGGATTCTATTACCAGGTCTTAAAGGTCTGCTGCTCCCAGTGTCCAGTCAAAGAACTATGTCTTCAAGACTGCCTTGCACTCGAAGACGTACCTGTCGATGGCAAACGCTACCGGTCGGGGGTCTTTGGTGGAACGACACCGGCTGACAGAAACAGACTGTGCGAGACGAAGTATGAAATTCTGAACGATAATTGGGAGGAGAAAAATGAAAACCGTCATCGCGATTGATCCCGGGGTTAACACTGGCATTGTCGTTGCCCGTGTCGAAGAAGAGGTGGAGATTCTGCACTTCGATCAGTTCATTTGTTCGACACACACGCAGACAGTGGAGCTCATCAAGCGATACCTCGACCAGTACCCTGATGCCGTGATCGTTGCCGAGCAGTTCGATCTGCGGCCCGGCAACAAGTTTAGTGCTGACCTCACACCCGTGAAAGTGAACGCTATCCTTGACTGGCTTGTCGATGACATCCACTACCAGACCCCGGCACAGGCTAAGGGACTTGTTAAGGATGCGATACTGAAGAATCTCGGCTGGTGGCTTACCGGCAAGGATGTCGGCTACAAGGACGCCAACGACGTCCGTGACGCATTCCGACACCTCGTGTACTACCTGGTTCACGAGCTGAAGCACAAGTGGACGCTCGACACCGGCTGGCCAAGGTAAATAAAGGAAACCCCCTGACTAGGAAAGGAGAACTAGTCAGGGGGCTTTCTCGTACCCAAACACCCAACAGCGTCAACAACACAGAATCTTGTTGAATAACTGTCGCCACTTAGTGTAGCACACTTATCCGATCTTCGACGCCCCGATACACAGGCCGCCCCAACCGATGTTGTTAACAGGCGAACATGAGATCTTCACCTGCACTGGGACGCTACGAGGACCTGCGGCATAGTAAGCCATTGTCGCCATACGGAACGACATGACCCCTTCGGAGTGATTGTAGGTGTTTGTCGTACCAACGTTGTAGAACACGCCGTCGCCAATAGCCTGGAACACGTCGACGTTCGTGTCTTTGGAGCTGTCGTTGTTATCCAGCGTGATACAGTTGGAGAACAGCCACAAGCCCTGGCTAGGGATCGACACGTTACGGCTGATGATAGCGCCTGCACCGTGCTGGGTGTAGCGGTACCACTTCGAGAAAGCCTCATTGTCGTTGATGTACTTAATCTCGGGAGCACCACCCCAGATTTTCTTCACGCCAGTATTCGTCGCAAGGTACATTTCGTTGATGTCCGAGCGGTATATGAGCACGTCGTAGGAGCCGACAGATGCCTTGTTGATGACTGTTAGCTTGTCGCGCTGGTCGTTATTGTTCTTGGCGATGAGGACCCGATTCTGCTGAAGACCCTTAATAACGTCCGACACAGTATTGAACCCTAAATTCATGAATGCGGGCCATGATTGAACGATGTCCGAATCAGAATAGGTCCAAATACCTTGAGGATTGACTGGCATGTTAGTACCTCACTCCTGCGATTTGCAGGGATAGTAGTGCTGTCGAATCCCAGTTGTATACCCATTCTGGATGGGTACTGGAATTACTCATGTTCACAACCACGATACCATCCTTGTAGTGCTCGTAATCGATGACGGTGTTGTAGTTGATGTGGGCGACCATCATGGCCCGGCTTTCGTCCCCCGTCGGCTCGTACGACAGGAAGCACCGTAGGTAGCGGGTGTCCATGGCGCGTGCGCCTCGTACGCCGACGGAGACATCGACGGGGTACCTGAAGCCGCTGTAGAGTTTGAGGCTGATGGGGATCCTGAGGTATCCGGAGATGGCTAGCTGCATGAATAGGCCGGAGTCTGCCCACGGGACACTGCGATACCAAATATCCTCGTTGACGCCGACGCCTCGTCCTCGGCCGGGGGAAGAGACGCCTACTTCGTCGTAGAAGGGTTTGGCGATGCCGTTGGTGGCGCGGTCTGACACCAGGGAAGTGACGCTTTGTGCTGCATTGTTGGCTGTCGAGCGGATCAGCATGAGGTCGTTTTCTACTGATGCGAGGCGTTTGTTGATGTCGTTGCCCCATGCTTGTGATGGGGTGGGGAGGTTGTGTTTCATGCCCTTAGTATACCAGTATGACGAGAGTCACTTTCTAATAGGTTGCATTCACGCACGAGACTCATGTACTCTTATTCGTGTCAGAAGGAAACAACAGAAAGGAAATCCAATGACACCCAAGTACCTCGGCGTCAGCGCCTTCGCCAAGCACGTCGGCCTCACGGACAGCACGATCCAAAGCTACTTCCTCAAGGGCATGCTGCCCGCCCCCGAGATCTTCTACATTACCGGCAAGGGTGAACGCCCTGGCTGGCACATCGACACTGTCGAACACTGGATGAACAACCGCCCCGGCGCCGGTCGCACCTACGCATCCATGAAACGCCACCCAAGCAACAATTCTATGAAGGAGAGCAACTGATGAACGACATCACCATCTTCAACCACCTCGGCAACAACATCCGCGTCATGACAGACGAACAAGGTGAACCACTCTTTGTCCTCAAGGACGTGTGTAATTGTCTTGGAATTACCAACACTAGGAATGTTTCCGCCCGCCTCGATGAAGACATGAAGGGTGTCCGCCCGGTGGACACCCCTGGAGGCACGCAACAGCTTACAGTCATCAATGAGGTGGGTCTCTACGAAGTCATCATTCGATCCGACAAGCCTGATGCTACACAGTTCCGTCGTTGGGTCACTAGCGAAGTCCTACCCTCCATCCGCAAGCACGGCATGTACGCCACACCTGCCACCATCGAAGAGATGATCGCCAATCCCGACATCATCATCCAGCTCGCGACAACTCTCAAGGAAGAACGAGCTGCACGCGCCAAGGCAGAAGCAGAAGTCGAAGCCCAGCGCCCTGTCGCAGCCCTCGGCAAAGCCATCGAAACAGCAGAAGGAGACCTCACACCCAGTGCCTTCGGCAAGATTCTGTCGAATACTATCAAGACCATGGGACCTAACAAGTTCTGTCGCTGGCTCCTCGACAACAACTTCGCATTCCGCAACGGGCAGGGCAGGATCATCCCCATGCAAGATGCCGTCAACCGAGGAATCCTCATCCTCACCGAACGCATCGACCACGCCGGTAAGATCTGGCCACAGCTACTCGTCACACCACAGGGACAGACCTACTTCGCAAACATCCTGAGCGCATAACACAAAGAAGGGGCGACACCAACCACGGTGTCGCCCCTCTTTCTTTGCGCCTAGACCTTATGCTCAAAACCCCTCAGCGACAGTTGGCCAAGAGTGATACCAGGTGGCGTCGGAAGATCACTCACACGAGGCATGTCAAACATATCCGCCAAATCCCGCACCGACGTATACGGCTCAGCAGACACGCTCGCACCCGACTCACTGTACTCGACACTATTAATCTGCCACATGTACCTGTCGAACAACGCACAAGTCCCCGCCATACGACCAAACACCTGAGGCTTATCAGTCACAGGCTTATTAGCAGTAAACGCCAACAAATCATCTATGATCTTCTTCATCGTCGTACCCTCAGGCCACTTCTCAGTAGCCTTCTCAGGCAACGGCGCGTCAGTAAAAGCAGTCACATCAGCGGCCGTCACAAGCTCACGCTCAAAGTCATACACAACATCCGTATACGCCTCATTCAACGGCGTCATACCAGACCACTCAAGACTCGTCTTCGTCCCCAAAGCAGACTGAGCAGCATACACACACGCTGCATACGCCTTATCCACCGTGTCGATGTACGGGCTACTAATCTTCAACGGATCAGTCCGACGAGGATACCCTGTATAGAACGTCACAGTCTTCTCAACATAAGGATAACCCTCACCACAAATACGCAAGAACGAGTAATCATTCTGGCCATCAGACTCAGCCAAACGATACGGTGCAAGACGCTTATTCAGCATACCCGTCACAGTAACCTTCAACTGATTCGGCTCATCACCCACCTCAACGAAGACACTGCCACCCTCAGCATTCCACTGCGCAGGAGTAATCGGCTTATTGTCCTTACCAACAACAACGTAATAGCTCTTACCAAACTCCTTAGGATTACTCGACGCACCCGACTTAGCGAAATAAACCGAACGAGCGCCACTAGGATAATCGGCCGGCATCACACAAACAGGCTGCGAAGTAATGCTCTTCACATGAATAGGAACCTCAAGAACAAACTCCTTCGTCTCACCAGCATCGACAGAAAGCACCTCAAGATCCTTCAAGGCCTCCAAAAAAGGCTTATTAGTGTCGTAATACGGATACAGCACAACAGTAGGTGCAGACATATTCTTCAAATAAGCATTAAAAACAGGCTTCCCGTCAACCCAATAAGCCGCCTCAGAATTACCACCGTTAAACAGCTTCTCAACAAGAGACTCACGATACGTGCACTCAATGCTCGACGCAGGCTCAGACTGCTCATATGAGATCTTATAGTCCGACGTATAACCCTGAAGACGGGTCAACACAGTATGATTCTTAAACACCACAACCGTGTCGTAAACCCACGTGATCTGGAGATCATTGGCCGACAGCCACAACTTCAACAAAGACCACAAATTACCCTTACCACCAGGAAAATCATAAATGTGATCATAAGACACACCATTAATAGTAAAGAAACCTCCAATAGTGCTACTAGGATGAAAATTCTGCACATAAATCTTCGGCACATCAACAACACCAGCAGCCCTAAAGAACTTCGCAATAATGGTCTTCAGCTCTGTATAGACCATAGGCTCAATCGTCGTCTCAATATCCAGAAGATAAAAAGGATCATTCAACGTAACAGACCATGACCAAGGGCCTGTCGAAAGCGCACGCGCCACAGCATGTGTACGGCCAAAACGTAGATCGCTCAGCACCACATCCTTGTTCACAACAAGAGCAGGCTCAATGCCTCCAGCACCCTCCAACGAGTACTCAGAGAAACCACCAGTCGACTGGTCACGATCCAGCGACATACCATCCTCCTGCACAGACCAGGAAGTCAACTGGCCAGCAGGAATCCCAAAGACACGCATCACCATGAGTAGCACTCCTCCAAAGAAACCGAAGCAGAAAAATGACCACGAGCATTATTAACTGTAACGACACGGGCAGACCCAGGAACAACCTTCATATTCCCCCCGCCAGCCGGATACGAGAACTTGTATTCAGGAGGACCAGCCAAAACCTGATCAGGATCATACGGCATCACACGAAGACCACACCACGACAACTGCCCTTCCTGAAGAGGCTGCATCGTAATCTCCCACAAGCCCTCACCTAAGCCGAAAACCTGATTCTTCAGCTTCGTAACCACAACGCCCGGTGTCCCACCATCGACACGCCGCAACGCCCACTTAAACGGCTGCTTACCATCCTCATAGCCCAATGCAAAAAACGTCCCATAATACCCCTCAGGAACAACAACACGCTCTGTATACTCCCCGATCTTACTCAAAGCCAAGGAATCCTGACGAGCATTCAACTTCTTATACACATGATTCAACTGATTCTTCACCGCAAAAGAATCAGGCTTATACACAACCGTAGGATGCTGAGACTTCTCATCAACACTCTCAGAAATGAACAAAGCCTGCTTCCCCCAATCATTATACGCGAAAGGAGTACCAGCATGAACATGCAAATAAGGCAAACCCATCAACGGCGACAACATGTTATTAAACGAAAACGGATCAGCATACGACACCCACTCATGCCCACGATTCAAAAACAAACGCCGAAACAGCTCAGCCTGATCACGATTCAAGTACGACCAATTCAGCTCATACTTCCGATGCCCATACACCGAACCATTAATCGACGCAAAGCCATTCAGCAACGTTGTCGAATCACTGCTGAACTGCACACTATCCGCCGTCGGAGACTCATCCGGGGCTGGAAACCACGACATGAAATTCCCGACCGCGAAATAAACCTCACGTGTTTGGCAACCCCTAGTAGACGCCACGATTACCACTCCTCACATTATTGCTGTCGATATTCTTGCTAATGGCCCGACCATTCAACATGACCGTCGTCGAAACAGCACGAACAAGCTCACTGAACTGCGCTGGATTAATCGTAACAAGACCATCACCACCACCCATCTGGTACCCACCACCAGACGACACAGGCACCTGCATCGTGTTCAAGGCATTCATGAAGCCCTTACCGTAGAAATCGACAGCAGGCTGCGAAATGACATACTCACCACTACGTAGCTTGAACATCCCATGCCCATTAGTGCCCAACAAGTTATCAACCTTCGGATTAGCCGGGGGCCGGCCGGGCAACAAGCCGCCACCAGCAAAACCAGGAATAGGACCACCCAGGTACCTCCGTCGAATCTGGCCAGCCTGACCCGCATAACGCGCAGCATCCGCCGCCTGCCCACGAGTAAGACCCTTATTCATGGCATTACGGATGTACTCCATATACGACATCAGCTGGTTCAACTGGTTATAAGCCTGAGTTGTATCAGCATTAACAGGAACCGTAACCTGATTGCCGTGGATCCCGTCAATACCAGTCTGCGTCGAGCCAATGGTGCCCTGATCAGTGACGTTCTCCTTCACGTCACGAGGAACCTGGCCAATCGTCCCCGTCAGGCTGTCGAACGCGCCCGCCAACTCAGTAACCTCACCCTGGTTATAACCCAGCTGAGTCACCTGATCGATAAACTGACGCTTCAAAGACTGCGTATACGCCTCGATCTCCTGCGTCGAATGGCCAGCAGCAGCGTAAGCCTCGATGAGACCAATCATCTGAGACTGCAAGCTCTTCAAAGCCTCACGGTTAGCAATAGCCGCCTCCGTGTACCCCTTCAACGCAAACTGCCCAGCCTGAAGAACCGAAATCTCCTGGCTGTTCTCGCCAATCTTCGTCTGAGACTCATTGATCTTCTGCTTCGCCTCATCGATATCGGTCTGCGTAGACTGCATGCGCTCCTCGTCACCATACTTCACGGCGACAGCATGGAAGAACTCAGCATCATGCAACTCCTGCTGAGCCCTACGCATATCCGACGCAAGCTTCTCATTCTCCTTACGAAGATTCTTGATCTTGCTCGTCGTATTCTCGACATCCTTGCGCAAAGAGTTCAAGCCCTTGTGGTAATTGTCCTGAGCCGTCGTCGAACGCCACCACGACTGCAACGCCTTGTCGAGCGCAGACTTCAACCTCGACAAGAAGTCCTCAAAAATCTCAGCAGCAGTCTTCGTCTCCTTACGAGCACGAGACGACGGTGAATGGCCGCCACCGCCACCACCAGAACGAGGCGAATGGCCACCACCACCACCACCACCAGACGAACGCTGAGGCTTCGCACGGAAATTCGCAGCACTGAATGCGCTCTTACCAGCATTCCGGTTAGCAAACGTAGGCAGACGAACCTTCGACTTCTGGCCAAGAGTAAACGACCCCTTACCAGACAGAGACTTCGTGCCACCAATCTGTGACATGTAGCCCTGGATGGACTGCCAAATAGCCTGGACCTTACCCAAGAAACCCTGAGCCTGGCTCACCGCGTTCGCCGCATTACCAACCATCTCATTCAACGACGCATCCGTGGCTGAATGGTCCACCTCACCCGACTGGTACGGCTGGGCAATAATCGCCGCCATCGTGTCACGCTGAGCCTCGAACGCGCTCATGTCGAACCCCTGGGCCGACAGGTAATCAATCGTGTCCTGAATCGACTGCTGAGCGTACTGGTACGCCTCCTCACCAGTTAGGCCCATTTCCTCGATACCAGCCGCAGCAGCGTTCCCCATAGCCTGGAAGTAATCACTAATGGCTGCAATGTTCGCCTGCCCCTCAGCAGAGTTCGGGTCCATCGACGTACCATTGGTCTGCATCGACTCATACACCTGCTGCAACGCACTGTCGAGAGCCGCCGCTGCATCCGTCGAAGAAAACATCTCATCAAGGACAGAACGAAGAACCTCACCAAGATCCTTGAACTCATTCTTAGCGTCGCCAATCTTGAACGACGCCTCCTCCGAGCTGTCGCCCGCCTCGCTCATCTCCTGGCCAAAGAGCTGAGCGTCGTTCAGAGCATCACGCATGGCGCCCCCGACACCCTCAGTCTGGCTCTTCACCTCATTCAAGGCACTGATCTGCCCCTCAAACTGCGAAGCAATGTCCGCACGCTTAGTTGCATAAGAAGGTGACTCAGGATCGAGCTTAGCAATCATCTCGTTCTTGCGTGACTCAAGCTGAGCAATGTACCCATCCACGTACGCATCAGCAGCAGCCTTACCGCCGCCCTCAGACTCCGACGTAGTTGCCAACTTAATATACTGCGCGTAAGAGAAGCCCATGTCAACAAGCGCCTGCTTCACATCCTTCGACATGTTCTTGAACGAATCAGACCCCTGAATGGCATCACTGATGAGAGCCTGAGTATGCTCACCAATCTTCAGCGTCGAATAGCCGAACGCCTCAGCCTGAGCATGTGTCGTCTGAACAACCTGGCCGGACTTATCCACGTAGTAACCAAGTGCCTCACCATTCGAGGTGAGAGTTTGGCCGTTCTGCTGGATCGTAGCGTTCAACTCAGCGAAAGAAGTCTGAGCACCAGAGCCAACTTCCTTCGTATCCTCAGCCAAGGCCTTCAGAATCGCCGACGAGCCGCCGACAGCGGCCTTCATATTCTCAGCCTTCTCCGACGCCCCCGTAAACGAGTCACCAAGGTACGTCGCAGCAACCGACGCCGCAGTAATCGCGCCAGTAATAGCCAACCCCCACGGCCCGCCAAACATAGCCATCAAGCCAGAACCCACAGCAGACAGCTTCGACAAAGCACCGACAGCCTGACCAGCACCAGCAGCCACCTGAGCACCTGTCGAAACAGCCGACGCCGCCGCCTGAGCCTCCTTCGCAGCAGCCGCCTTACCAGCAGCGACAGCCACAGCCGAGTCCGACGCCGCAAGACGCTGATTTGCGGCAGCAGCAGCATTCGCCGTACCTGTATTCGCAGCCAAAGCACTGTCGTATGCGACAACACCACCCTGAGCCTGCTTCACGGCCTGCCACACCACGCCCCACGACAACGTTTGCTGACCCGTCGCCTGCATCACGCGAGACCCCATCTGCATGTACGTCGCAGACATCGACACCAGCGCTGCCTTCGTCGCCACCATACCCACGCGAGCAATACCCACAGCAGTCAAAGCACCAACGAACGCCTGAATAGGAGCGGGCAGCTTCGCAAAAGCATTCACAGCCATCGTCGCCACCGTGACAACAGTCTTCATCGGCACCATGAAACTAGAGTTCATGGCCGCGCCCGCGTTCTGCAAAGCGTTCTGGAACTGCTGCAACTTCGCCGACATGGTGTCGGTGATAATCGACATCGAGTCATCAATGAACGATGTATTCTTTGACGCTCGCTCAGCCTCCTGCAACTGCTCCACATACAGCCCGACACTGTTCGACATACGCGACAGCAGCTCCACGTCGCGCACGTTCTTAAAGCCCAAGTCCTTAATAGCCTGAGCCTTCTGCACCTTGTCCCCAATGCCCGCAAGGTTCTGCAAAATACCCTGGAACACCTTATTCGGATCATCACGCCACAGCTTCTGGAACTCAGCATCCGTCACGCCGACAGCCCGCGCATACGTGTGCATAGCGTCGCCGCCCTCAGCAGCAGCCGCGTTGATCGAGTTGAAGATACGCTGCAACGAACCGCGTGCCCACTCCTTCGGAATAGCGAGCGACGACAGCGTAGACGACAGGGCGAGAATCTGGTTCTGAGTAAAGCCAGCGCTCTTACCCTGGGCAGCGATACTCACCATCATGTTGGCAATCTCAGGCTCCGTCGCAACAGACTTCGCACCAAGGTCCGCAACCTGGTTCGCGAGAATCTTGTAGCCGTCCCCCGCACCCTTAGAGGACTCCTGCAAGCCGCCCATCATCTGGCCGAAACGACCAAATGCTGTCGTTGCAGCCTCGACATCCATCTCCGTAACCGTCGAGAACTCAGCAACAGCCGTCGTGAAGTCCTTCAAGTCCTTCGTTGGAATGTTCATCTGCGCGCCCAGCGTGCCGATCTTCGCAAGATCAGCAAATGGGGTCACAACCTTCTGCGTAGACAAATCCGTGTATGCCCTACGCAACTCATTCAAATCATTAGTCGTACCCTGGGCCGTGCGCTTCACGTCAGCGAATGCACGCTCCTGAGCAATACCAGCCTGCACAGCAGCCGACACCAGCGTGCCAAGGCCAGCCGTAATAGCCCCGTAATACACCGCCGTGTCGCGAGCAGCATAACGAACGTTCTCAATAGCCTGCTCGTTCGCACGCAACTGAGCCTTCGCTGCAGATGCATTAATGCGCATTGCCTGGCGCTCGCCAGAACCCTGCTCCTTAATAATGGCACGCTGCGTACGACCAGCTTCAGCCTCACGAGCAGCAGCAATACGCGCAGACGCAGCGACAGCAGCAGCCTCACGCTTCGCCTCAGCGCTAGCAGTCACGCCAGCAAGCTTCAGCTCGGCCTGCTGCAACTGTGTCGCAGCCTGGATTTCGGCAAGACGAGCAGCCTCATTGCCCTTCGCCTTCACCAAGTTACGGTCGTCCCGGCCCTTCTGTCGCTGCAATGGGATAGCGTTATCCTCGCGCTTCACTGTTGCCTGCGCGCGAAGCTTCTCAGCCTGAGCCTCGGTCTTACGAGCCTGTGACTGGTTCAACGCGGCCTGCGCACGCTTCGCCTTATCCTCAGCAGTCGCCATAGCATTAGTCGCTGATGCGACATCACGCATCGCAGCAGCAGTATCCTTCAGCTTTTGAATGTGATCATTCGTCAGCTTATTGCTGGCCTGCATTTCGCGCACAAACCTACGGTACGCGGATACAGCCTTATCAACACCCGCCGCCAAGTCAACCTTCGTCATGCCGTCCCCGGCACGCGACACAGACGACAGGCCATCAGCAACAGACTTCAACGCTGTCGCCGTCTCACGCATGTTCTTGACCTTGGCACTATTAAGCTGCAGCGAATCAAGGACAGAGCCACCACGACCGGACGGGGCCTTCAATGCAGCAACAGCAGACTGCAAAGAGCCGATCTGCTTTTCCAGAGCACTAATATCCCGCGCAGCCTTTTCAGCCCCTGCAGAATTGACATCAATGTCAATCTTGATCGACTCGTCACTCATGTCTTAAACCCCTACATAGAAATGTCCCCGGTACCACTTCAATGATACCAGGGACAATTCTCACTTAACGAACTCCAACGCCTCCAAAGGAGAAGGCATCGGCTCCTTTGAGCCATCTGAATACTCGACAGTATCCATCACTGTGTAGGTGCTTTCACCAGGTCTTGAATCCCTCTGCTTCTCCCGATACGTCTCAAGCTCAGCACATGAATAGCACGTTGAGTGCTCAACATGGAACTCAATGGATGAATGCTCACTGCGCCCATACCACAAAGGTGTTCCACATTTGTTACACAGGCTGTCGAGGTAATACTGATAGCCAGCGCACAAAGCCAGATCAAGTGGTGTGTATTCAGTTTGAGGAATCGACTCATAGTCCTTGTCATCGCCAAACCACACAGGCAAGGTGCGAGCAAACATACCCTGTGCACCAATAAACAGTGTCGGTGGCTTACCTTCAGCCCTCGCTGTCTTCAGAAGCAAGAGCATCCACTGATTCTCCTGCTTCGACAGCTCCGTCCCCACGAAACGTGGGGTCACTGATCGCCTCCGACACCATGACACCCAGCGTCTGAGCGTCATTCCACGTGGTGCAAATCTGCTGCCACAAGAACTCAGGAAGCGCGCCACGAAGCTCAGCAGCCTCTTCGTCCGACAGACCTTTCTGAGACTCACCAGTCGAGTTGTCAATGACTTCGACACAGGCGTGAGCAATGATGTACTCCATCAGTCGATCCTCGCGCTCGACTTCAAGAACAGCCTTCTCGTCAGCAGACTTGTTCTTCGTTGAAAAGACAGGATCCGTCCACACGCGGCGCTTGAGGACCTGTAGCTCCTTGTTCGACAGCGCACGAAGACGAAGAGTGATCGTCTGCTTATGCAGCTCCTCAATCTTCTCGGCCAATTCGACACCGGGCGTGGTGTCAGTAATCGACCGAGAATAAGGCGCTTCTTGCAGTTGTGCAGTCTTTGCAATCTCCGTCAGCTCCACTAGCTTTTCAGCATCCTCAGTGTTCAATGGTACGTCGATGGCCTTTACAGTGGGCTTGATAGAAGAGATGATCTTAGACAGTTCAAAAGGCATGGTGTGTCTACTCCAATCAGATATGAGAATACCCCCGTACCTCGGAGGTACGGGGGTATTCTATCAGGCCGCGATGGCCTTATTCAGTTCCATGTAGCCCTGTGGCAGGAATGGAACTGTGAACTGGATCGGCTTGTCGCCGTCTCCGAGTTCGTCCTTCGGGTTGTCTGCGACAACCTTGAACACGCTGATCTCCATGCCAGCCTCGACAGGAGTACCCTGTCGAAAGCCGATACGCTGAGCAAGGTAGCCCTCGTTCAGGCCATCAAGGACGCCCCGCTTGAAAAGCTGGAACGCCTTGTCGTAGACGCTCGTGTTACCCGCTGCCTTCTGACCGGATGCAATCGCCTCACGGAAGAACGTCAGAGAAGCCTCGTAGTTCGACACCGTGGGGGTCTTGGCGTTTCCACTATCGCAAATGGAACGCGAATCATCCGTGTCGCTGTCGGTCGCACCCAGCGTCATGCCAGCCGCAATGGCACACGAAATGTCCACGGCCTTAGCCGAGGCACCCGTGTAAGTGGCAACCTTAAAAAGGTCACCCACGTTGGTAACACTGTCAGCCGAAATCCACCAAATAGTGGTATTCGGAGAAAGCATCTTGGGCATAATCAGTCCTCCTGATCCGTCGTATTGTCAATATCAATGATATCATCCGCACCACAGCACTTAGGCTGTGTCATGGGCGTATCGTCATCAACAGGCTCATACATATCGGGCAATACCGACAGCATGTCCTTAGACTTCTCGCACACAATACCCGTGTGGATATTCCGTACTCGCATATCAATCCCCCCTATCCAGGTTTACGTAGAAACTCATATGCCGCTGATAAACAGTAGGCCGCAATGTCGAATCATGATCCGCCGTCGAACCGACAGAAGCTGCAATGTTCACCTCATTCGACCCGTCAATCAACACAGCACCAATGAGCTTTTCCTTCACAACCGACACCAGCCGGTTGAGCATTTCCTTATTCTCAGCATAAACATCCACATAAAAAGGATGCTCATACACATCCTGAGTGTGTCCCGCCATCGACAGATACGAGTTCAAGTAGCGGTTAATTTCCGCCCCACCGTGGTACACAACATACAAAGGCTTCTTCGCATCACGAGCAAAAGAATCAAAGACCTCAATATCCCGGATGCCCCGCAATAGATCAAGACAAGCCCTGTCAAACTCAAGAGTACGATCCCTCACTTCAACCTCCCATAAAACTCTTCACGGAACACCTTCGTCACACGAGGCAGGTACTTCGCCGGAGTAATACCCTTACCCGCAGACTTCTTCGCCTTGGCACGCAAACCAGATCGCAAGTACCCTGTCGTCCTATTACCCTGAGTACCATTCTCCTGCCATGAGTAGTAGGGTTTCTCGCGCGCCCACTTATGCCAACCGATCTCCACGACCTTACCGCCCTTAGACGCATCGACACTGAACGTATCGCGCATATAGCCTGTATCGACACGCCGAGGATCCGTATCGATCAGCGCCCGGCCATACTCAGTGGAAGCGACAGCAGCAGCCTGAGCAGCCTCATTCACACGCTTCCACGCAGCATCGATGATCTTCTTCTTCGCACGAGCGGCGACACCATACCGGTCAGACTCGACAGTGACCTTAATGCCAGCGACACGCCCATCAAAGCGGACAACCTTCTTAGTTCTGGGCATTAGTATCCCCCGTCTCAAAGTCACACAACAGCGTCGGCTGCCACGGCAACGAGTCAAACACGGCGTTACGGACAACCAGCTTCAACCCATTCTGTCGGTGGTCAGCAGGAGACTCATTAATCACCACACGCATACCCTCTCCAAACGACACCCGCATCTCAGGATCACCCCACAGCTGCCTGTTCACAATCTCATTCTTGTCGATATGAAGAAGCTGAATGCGGTATGCGTGCACGCCCGTCACTTCACCAGCCCACTCGCGATTACGAGCACGCCAGTCAATGTTAGGGGTGACGTTCGCCCACCCAACCCAGATAGGCAGGTTCTCCCGATTATGCAATCCATGCTCAGGGTCCCACTCATGCTCGACAGAATCCGGAGTCGGATACACACTGATCTTGCTATTCGACAACAACTCCAACGGATAATGCGCAAGAGTCACAAACAACGGATGGATATTAGGCTCAATCGACAGCGCCATTAGAAGTTCACCACCCAATCAACAGGCTCGTACGACGGCATGATGACATCAAACGACAGGTTGTTCTCGTCATCTTCCTTTGCCTGCTCCCGCAAGGTCTTCGCACGCTTCACGATGGCGTCAAGCAGCTTAGCGCCATCTGTCTGCTTATCATCAGTCTTCAAGACGAGAAGCTGCAACGCCTTATCCATGCCAATAGCATCACACGCATCAGCAGCGGCCCGCTTCACATTCCCATTGTTAATAGCAAGGAAAGCAAGAATCTCATCATCCGTAAACAAATAGCGAGGCTCATTGCGAAGGTCCCGCAAGTCCTCCAACTTACGCAAGTCAGGAATAAGGACCCTTACCTGGCCAATAGGAGAAGTGTAGTCAATCATGATCTAAGTATAACTGAACCCCCTACAGCAAAAGCCATAGGGGGTTCAATCAATCCGTCAGGAGTTCAGGCCCGTAGACCCGATAATGCCATCATAGCGGACCAAGCCCGCACCGGCAATCTGACGAATACGAATCTCAATGTCATCGTTGTCGAAGCTGCCCTCGTACGGGTTCACATCCCCGCCGCCGAGCATCTGGCCGGTCTTGTTATGGATGCGAAGCTCAGGAGCCTCACGACCCATCATACCCGTCTTGGCCAAGACAGTCTTGCCATTGGCACGACCACCCTTCGGCAAGAGGACCCACGCCTTCTCACCACCGACAACCGAGATGAGGTCAGAGGAAAGCACCTCCAGACCCTTCAGCGGATTCGCCTTAATCTCCGTGCGCTTGCCAACCTGCGTACGAATCTCATTGATGAGGGTGTAGTTCTTGGCGACCTCGGCCAGAGCCGGGTTGGTCACCAGCACGAAGCCTTCAGGCACGTACGTGGAGTGGCCATCACGAATGGTCGCAAGAGCCTGATAGCGTGCGGCCACAATGGCGTCGAACGACAGAGCCGCGTTCTTCACGCCACCGACACCGCCAGCGCCCGTGCCACCAGTGAACTCGTCCGGAACGGTCGTGAAGTCAGCCTTCGTCTTGTTGGCGTCATTAAACACGTCAGCACGAAGAGACTTCGTGACCGGATCGAAAATCTGAAGCAGAACCAGCAGGTCCTCCGTGCGAGCAGCAAGTGTCGCAGCATCCTTCGGGAAACGCGCAATCACATTCCACTCGTCGTTGATGAACGACTCGAAGGAGAACTGGATACGAGCACCATGCTTGCTGGTGGTGATAAACGCACCCTCTGCCTGGTACGACATGGTGGGGTAGGGGGTGAGTTCAGGGACATGAGGCAACGTGCCGACAGGGTGCTTGTAGCCCCCGTTGTCGACGGGCACAGTCGCGGAGTCAGGCTTCAGCGACAGCAGCGAAGCCGGACGGAAATCCGTCAGCAGCTCCTTCGTCGCAATATTGCCCCATAGGGTGTTGTAGGAGTCGAAGTACTCCTGGAAGCGCACGTTCGCGGCTGTCACGAACATGTGCGGGAGCTGGTCAGAGGTGATGGCTTCCTTCAGGCGAGCCTGTGCAAGACGGTCACCTGCAAGGGCCTCAGCCAACTGAGTATTGAAGTCTTCCTGGTTCTTGAAACGCACTTTAATTGCCTCCTATCAGGCGGTCTTTGCAGGCGCAAGGACAACCTGCATCTTCTGATCGACAGAAGCGGACGACACCGGCTCCTTCAGCCAGCCAATAATGACATCCGCACCCGTCTTGACGGTCGTCACAACAGGCTTGGTGCCAGCACCCGTCGCAGCCTTCACGTACACAGGGTCACCGGCCTTGGCATCAGCAGTGACCTTGCCGGTCAGCTCGAACACACCACCAGCGACACGCACAGAGGCGTAGCCGGGGCCGTTCAGGCCATAGGTCGGAGCAGTCAGGACCTCACCGAGAGTCTTCTCAGGCTCAGTAGTCGTGGGGCGAACCTTCGACTGAAGAATGCCAGCAATGCCGTTCGTCTTATTAATGACAACGACATCACCCGGCTCAAGATGAGCCTGCGCTGCATCGACAGGCAGAGAAAGAGTATCCGAGTACTCGAAAATCTGATTGTCCTTGACAACCGGAACCTTAATAGGCATAACCGCCATAGTGATCACCAACCGATCTTCTTGAAAGTATTGACAGGCTTGTCGTCAACCGGGGTAGCAGTAGCCGCCACAGCCTCCTTCAGATAAGCACGCTCAGACTCCAAAGCGGAATCAACATCCGCACCAGCCTTCACGGCCTCACGAACACGCACGATGGCAGCCTCCGGCAAACCAGACTCAGCAATCTTGCGGCCAGCCTCAAGAACCGAATCAACATCGACAGATGCCTCTTCGGTAGGCTCTTCTGCCTTGGCCTCCTGAATAGTAGCCATAGCAGCTTCGAGCTTAGAACCGAGAGCTTCAATAACAGAAGCAATCTCGCCCTTCAGCTCGTCGAACTTGGACTCGATCTCCTTGTCCATGCCCGCCTCCTTAACGTAATTGTCGTTTCGATTAGATTCTAGCAGATCGACAATAGCACCACCTGCACCCGGAGTAGTCACAAAGTCAACCGAACGCACACCAGCAACAGGCGGAACAATCCCATTCTCGCTAATAGGGTCAGCACACCAGGCATTAATGGAAACACCAATATGCTCCCACTTATCCTTGATTAGATCATTCACACCCGAAAAGACTTTGCACACCGTATAGAGTGCGCCATCTTCTCCGACAGAAGCATCCTCCAAGAAGACACCAGCATAGTCACGAATAGAACGCTCCGGGCGCTCCCACTCCTCAGATTCTGTCGGATGGTCAATGAACATCTCAGTGCCAGCCTTGAACAAAGGCGCAGACTCAGCCAAGTTCTCAGCAGTGTAAATACCACTCGAACCCTGACCCGGCGCGATAATGCGAATCCGATACTTCCCATCACCCAGAGAACTAGCCTCCGGTGAGAAAGACTCATGCAGCTTATGCATCGGTCCCCCTATTTCTATTGTCGTTTGTTCCGTCCGACAGGGGTCCGACACCTGTCGCACGCCCGTCCTTGGTCTCGTCATCACTCTTTGTCGATGTCGAGTCTTCCTTGCCCTCATCTTCAGAAGGCAGCTCAGGCAAATCCTCCAAAGGCAAAGAGCCTGCAATCTTCAACAACTGCAATACACCGGAGCGCATTTCAACCTGATGCAACGCGCCATTCTGATACGCAAGCGTCAGAGACTGAATACGTCGATGGGTTTGATCATTGTTGATCGAACCGTACTCGACGTTGATCTTAATGCCAAGAGCCTGCGCAACCTCATTAAGCATGTCGATATGAAGCTGACGACGAAGCTCCAACGCCTTGAAGGTCGGGTCTTCCAGAGCAGTCTCAGCGCCCTGTCGTCCACCAGCAGAGCCGTCCGTCAGCAACACCGACAAAGGGATATCGAGAGCAGCCGACACCATAGCCGCAAGAGGCGTGCCAGCAGAGAAATCGACACCAGCACCAGCCTTCGTAATCGCCTGAATGTCCTGCCCAGCCCCAATAGACGCTGTGCCTCCCACACCCATGCCAGCCATACGAGCCGTCACGGCCTGCTGCTGCTTGGCATTCACGGACTTCGCCTTGAAAGCCAGACGCGACAAGGACTTCTGCATCATGCGTGCAATTTCCAAATGCTCTTTGTAAGCCTGAGCATAATTTAACGCACCCATAAGGTCCGGCTTGCCGTAATGCTCAGCACTTAGCCGGTTTACCGTCGCATACACAGCAGTCAGACGACGGTTCACCTTGTAGTTCGCAGCATTAATCGTCACGCCCGTGCGATCCCACAGCATGTACCACTGAGGGTCCCCCGTAGACGCCGGATTAATGAGCAGCGCAACGACATCCCCGGTCACATCATCAGTGGCAACACCACCAAGACGCATCAAGGGGATAGGCGTGACCGTCTTCGTCGTCTTATCGACAAGGTAGATAACGCAGCCGTCCGTGTTGAAAGCCTGCTCATCACGGACACGGGCCTGCACACTGAAGCACGCCTTAGTGTTCTCGTCGATCACCTTACGTGCAGGCCTTGTCGCACCCTTATACACAACCGGGTCGGACCACATGTAGGCGTTGCGGACGACAAGGCCACGCTTGACAATCGGATTCAGTGTAGCCAAGCGACGTGCGCGTGCGGAATGATCCCGGATAACATCAAGAGTAATAAGCGAGTCAGCACCCTCAACAGCAGACAACGACACCCAGCCGATGTCCTCCTGTCGAAGGCGGGCAAGGGACTCAGAATAAGCCCCCAAAGCCTCGATAAGTTTCTGCTCGTACTTCATAAACTAAGCCTATCACGCAATAAAGTAAGCCAATTCATCCTCAAACATGAAGTCTGTAAAGTCATTGGCATCCAACAAATCATCCGGTGAAAAGTATTGTCCCTCGGAGTCACCTGCCATAATTGCGCCAATGTTTTGGTATGCATAAATAACAGCATCAAGAACGTCAGGGGACTTAATGCCACGCTTACGCATATTCTCTTTCGACTCAATGAGCAGCGCGGACCCACGGTACTCATATTTGATCGATGCAATCTCGTTATGCAGCTCGTCGTCGTCAGGAAGATACACCCTTCCATCAGCGACAGCCTTGGCAAACTGGTCGTACATGGCTGCACGGTAGTTGTACCACTTCGTGGAGTCCCCTGACTTCGCGTTACCGTGAATGCCGACGACGGAAATGGTTGGCGGAACGAAGTTGTCGATGCTGTCGAGCACTGATGCACCGACACCAATAGCGTCAATACGAATCTCGACGGCCCCCATCTCCACGGCCAGTTCGCCGACCTTGCGTGCAAGCTCAGGACCATTCAAGCCCTGATACCGGCCATGAATCCTGATGTAGCCGCCCTGGTTCGACACGATCACGGAACTGTCGGAACCGTACCGGGCCACATCAACACCAATCGTGATCGGCATGCCCTCATCCGGCTCGGAGGTGTCGTAGGCTTCCATGGACTGCATGACGCGCCCCATGTTGAACAGGCCGTCGTCAGACACGTCAGGGAACTCGCCAAGGACACGTGCGACAAAGCGGGGGTCATCCTCGCCCCATTCCTTCTTACGCGCCTCAACCCAGTCAACCTGCACAAGACGAGTCGCGACTTCGACGGGTACGACTTCGCCCGTGAAGTTAGGCGTGTCGTATGCTCCGAACTGGATGATGTTCCACGAGCGTTCCTCTGGCTTCAGGCGCATCTCCCGCTTATACACCTCAGCCATGTAGCACGATGGGTCATTCGGGTTAGCAATGGCCAGGATGCGTGCAAACTTGTTCGTCGTGATGGCGTCGGCTGCGGTGAAGATTTCCTTGGAGATACCTCCAGCCTCATCCATGATGACGAGCACGTACTGGTCGTGGACACCCTGGAAGCCGGACTCGTCCTTATCGTCCGGCTTCATACCGAAAGCGATAGGGTCTTGTCGGTCGCCCATCTTCCATGTCGCATCCGCGTTAACCTTGCCACCAATACCGGCATCAGCCTTGACACGAGGAATCTCTTTCCACAAGACGTTACGAACCTGTTTCCAGTTAGTTGCCGTGGTGACGACTGTCGTGTCATCGACAGGATGGGTGTCCACCCACCAATTGACAAGGGTAGCTGAGAGTCGGCTGTTGTGGGTGGGCACCATGTGTTCACCAACCAGGTACATGTGGCTCTCAGAGTCCACTTCGATACACTGAGTTGGCTCAGTGGGCACCGGCACGACATTGACGATGGTACGGACAGTCTTACGCGAAGCCTGAGCATCCTGTTCTGGCCGCTCCAAGCTCTTAACCGAGCCGGGTGTGAATGGGTCAAACGTAGGGTTGAACACCATACGCCAACGAGGGCCAGCATCTTCACCATTCAGGTATGTCCGTTCCTTCGACACAGAGCAGCGCACACCAAGGGAACGAACCAGCTCGGCAACACCGAGTGCCAACTGCTCATTCATGAGGTCAATGCCGACACAAGTGCTTGCTTTAGTCCAGGAGTTGAAACCATCGGTGTCCATGAGGCCGCGCAGAAGATCGATCCTCTGCTCGATAGACGCACGCAGGTACACCTGCGGAATGTGCTTGTTGTTCAGAACACCAAGCTCACGCAGCTTAGCCTTGTAACCCTGATGGGTGAACCCGTACAAAGGTGCTTTATTCGGATTGACCTTATATGTAGTTAGTGCAACACCACGAAGATTAAATTCTTCAGGAATATGCTGCTTTCGCTCACCGATCGTAATGCAGGGATTAGCTGAGTGACCATCCCCAAGCCACACACCAAGCACGTAAGGGTCGATCAGCAGATCAGCCACTTGTCCGACAATGGGCGCATTGATCGGAACATAGTGGTTAGCCTGGTTTTGCTTGCCATGACGCAGTGACGACATAATCTCCCGCGTCTCACGGGTATGACCATAAGACCAACCATTACGCCAGTCACCATCAATACGCTTACGTGCTCGCCTAGCCTCATTAAAGTCAAGTGTCACCCATTCGTGGTTAGGTGAACAGATAAACTCTGCACCGTCATTGAATATGACCTTCACGAGGTCGTGGTTCCAAATCTGTGACTTGCCTGTTACCTTAGTTGGACGACCGTATTCATCAAAAACATAATCACCAACCTTAACCTCACCGATAGTGGTCCATCCAGTAGGAGTAGGCAATTTTTCGGTTAACCGAAAATCCTTGCCTACTCCATTGCCAGTAACCACAAGGGTTTTCTGGTGCTCTACGACGCTACGTGAAACCTCAATCTGCTTAGACCACATGAACAGGCCATGATCCTCAGCCCACTTAGCAGGGTTGTTGCGCCATACCTCAAGGCGCTGAGCGTCAGAGAACTTCTTAGCGACAGCACCGAAAGGCAGCATCAGTCACCCTCCATCTCGACAGTAGCTTCAAGCAATGCCGCAGGCTTATTCACAGCCTGAGAGAACCAGTCAGCCTTGTTCGTCTCCAGGGCGCGCTTCGCCTCAGTGGACAAATGAGGATACACAAGTGCCGTGTACTCTTCGAGCACCTGGTTGGTGAACGACAGCATGACTGCTACCTGCTTCTCCTCGATCACCCGAATCTCATGTGTCACGGTCTGTCGCTTCAGGTTGGCAACCTCAGAGATTTCACGCAGGACCGCAAGAAGACCCTGAAGGTTCGCACCCCAATTGCCCTTATCATCAGCAAGACCGAACGTCTCAATCTGCGAGTAGGCCATGTCAACAAGCGCATCAAGACGGTCAAGCTGCTTGATGCGCATGTTGCGAGGTGAGAGTTCCTGTCGGCTGTCATAATATGCCTGCTCGATAATGAACAGCTCGTCCGACGTAAAGCCTGTCGCCTCAATGATCTTGTTACGATCAGCGCCACGCTTCAGCAACGACAAGGCGGCATCTCGCCGCCCCTTCACTTCTGGGTCATCACTCGTCAAAAGCGTCCGAGATTCGCTCATTGAACTCACGAATAACCCCCTCGATAGTCTTCTGGAACTTATGATCCAGGTATGCATACATGCCAGTTATGCCAACAATCAAGCCAACAAACACACCGATAAGAAATGTCATCAATCCTCCCTCGGAACAGAAGGCAGGTCCTCTACCCTCACACCAGCTTTCACAGCCGCGACACGCACAGCATATGCATGTTCCCTCCACAGGAACGCCTGCGTGCGCAACTCAGCTTCGAGATCTTCTCGTGCCTCTTTAATCTCCTGCGCCTTCTCGTAACGCTTGACGCAGAGATCGATAATGGTCTTGATGAGAAGTGTTGCACCAGAGCACGCTATCCCAACGATTGCAGTATTCAACGGTGCTCCTAGCTGTTGATGGCCGCCAAGTACTCCTTGCGGGTCCTTGTGTACTTCTCTTTAGCCTTTTCCAGTTCTGTCTTTGGCAAGACACCGGGACGATACGAGTAAGGCCATACCCACAACGCCCTGCCCAAGAATAACAGGCCTATAATTACCGATAAAATAATAACATGCAAAGGCCACCTGACATGGGCCGTTGGCAGCAGCAACTCATCAATCGAAATCAGCAGCATCCCGACAACAGCTAACAGCGCCGCCGGCCCCTCTAGCCACCAGCTCCCCCTCCAAGCAGAGGGGGCACCAAGAAGGCCCGACACCAGCATGATCGCACCGGCCACAATAACCACCCACGACAGGCTGCCTACGCGCAAAAGAAACAACGTGCCAGTAATGGCGATAAGCCAATAGACCACCACCATAACCGCTGTTACTAAACGGGGCTCTTTCATCGTATCCAATATCCTATTCATAGTAATAGTATAAATGACCGCCCCGCATCATTTAGCAGGGCGGCCATTACAATCACGGATGAACGACACTGGGCACCGACGCCATCAAGCCTGTAGCGCCCTTGGCGAGGGCTATATCAGCCTGTTGCTGAGTCGTAATGATGTGTGCAATCAAAGGCTTGCCCGTTGCCTTGAGAGTGTCCCACACACCCTGCTCGGCATTCCACTCCATGCCGAGCACATCGAAGAGCGACAGGTCCGCACCGGCAACCTCATTCGGGTACATCATGCACATGCTCTTGTACCCCTTCGCCTTCGCACGGTCAGCGACACCACCCTTCGCAAACTGCTTGATGAGCACTCGATCTTTAGCATTTGGAATGGTATCAAGATAATCGAACAACTCCTTCTCAGAGTCCATATCCCCTTGCGAACCAGTTGGCTTACTAGACGTAACCTTATGGTCAATAGCCAGCACAATGTCACTACCAACCTGGTTGACAACATCAGTCAGGCGCATGAAGCCTCCAGATGCCTGCTGCAAGCCCGAGAGCACAGACCAGGGGGTGTTCCAAATCTGGTAGTCCGTACCCGGCACTGTACGGGTCGTCACCCAATCGTGGATCAGAACAAACTCGCCGGTCGCACAGCGGCGCACCGACAGCTCCAAGGCCTTGAATCCGGCACGCAACGACTCTGTGAGGCCCTTTTGAGTGAACTCCGGGTACTCGGTACCGCC